AAGCCAAATCATAAGCGGGACCCCGCTTTAATTTTGACAAGTGTTTAGACTTATCGGAGTCTCAATTAAGAGAATTCCTTCAAGATTTAAAACCTTACAAATGAAACAAGCGCTGCCTGAGTCACTAATAATAGTTTTCGGAAACGAATTTCCGTTCTATTAAATAACCTGTACGCGAGTCTCCTTGAGAACTCGAGATCCATGAATATACCGGAGACAGAGTATTAACAGTTGAAATTTTCTTCTGTTTTACAATGTCTAACTTCATTCACCAAGATTCAACTTTATCCGAAATAGATAAAGCTTGTTCAAGGCTATATGAAGGGTACTTAGCATGGGCATGAGCTATTCGGTCAACTTCTTCAACTAACTCCACTATATCAAAATCAGAATGATCTTGAATTAGTTCAGTTATCCATCCATCAATCTGATGGATGATTAACGGATTGTTGACACGAAATCACTTAACGTCTTTTAATAAGCATCCAGCGAAAGCACCAGAAGAGGTCAATTCATCATATGAATTTTCCAACTCTTTAGCACGCTGCAACGCCTTTAAAATGACGGAAGCAGTCAAATCAGATTCCATCTCATCTCACATCTCTAAACGTGTTTCCATTTTAGAGAGAGGTAAGAGATCAAGTCTCTCGACTTTTCTGTTTAAAATTTCCTTCTGGGCAGTCAAAATAGATTTCAAAGGTAGAGAAAATTTTGATTCATTAAGATCAAAATACTCATCCTTTGGGTCTATAAGACTCGTCACTAACGCTTTCAGCGAAATCTTTTTAGAATTAAAAAGACTTCCTAATAGAGCTAATGAAGGTAACATTGCAGATCGCTGATCTGTTTTGTAAAACCGACTCAGAAGTAATGATAAAATGGTATTAGTTCGTATAAGACCTAGATTCGCAAAATATAATATATTCGCTACTCTAGACCCCATAGATGTGGCAGAAATCAGTTGTTTAACTGATAAACCTGACACATTTGAACCAAACACCACCGTCCGTTTTGCAAATTCAAAAACTGGTTTCTTAGGAGAAGAAATGGATTTTGATAAATTAATTTCTAATCCAATCTTTTTCATAAGACCCAGATATTCCTCTGCGACGTCAGAGTCAAAGATAACTAAATCATCACCGAGAATTTCATAATTCTCATATCAACCAAAAGTTTTGTTCTTATTAAAAGAGCAAAACTGAAGAAGATAGTGGTGTGTTATAGCTAACATAGCTCATGACGATAAAGCCCCCATGGGTTGCCCAACAGTATATCTAACTGATTTTTCAGTTAGACCATACTTCTTTGCTCCTCTAGGGAGAAAGTAGTCTCTCATCACCAAGAGTCCAGCTCAGGAGTTTCCAACCTTAATCGGGAGGATTCTATCTAAGATGGCGGACTGGAAAATGATTGGCAAACGATCAGTTGCAGAGCTTAAATCAAATGAATAAGCACACTGCGACTTTTCGGCTTTCTCCTTCGAACGTTGAACTGAAGCATCCTGATCAAAAGTACCATCATTAGGTATTGATTTTAACAAATCAAATAAACCTAAATGAAGCGGCTTTAAAACAGATTGTGTTCAGATATCAACTAAAGCAAAGATCCGTAATTTTCCCGCAGCTTCTTCTTTAAATGCTAATTGACCCAATGAATTAACTAAAGACTTTTTAGTCTTAATTTGTTCAGAAGGGATCTGACCATGCAAAGAAAGAGCTTGTCGATAAATACGTAATAAGTTACTACTTTTCGTTAGAGAAATATAACTCATGAAATATTTAAAGACCTCCGAGTCCCGTAACGCGACAGAGTCATTAATTAGACCATGTCATGAGACGGAATTCGAAGGGGAAGATGATTGAATTAAGGTAACATTATTAGAACGTAAATTAACATTCGCTCTCCATTGGTCATAACCTTTCAATCTAGAAAAGAAATTTCCACGAGGAGCGGTATCAATAAAGTCTAATAATTCCCACGAAAAGGTTTTATCTCCAGTATATTCCCCTAATATAGATGATAATTTAGAAATAAATTCTGATTTTATTACCCTATACAAACTGAAACTAGTCAATCAAAATTGAATGGTCTCAGTATGACCTTGTTGAATACGCTTGCGATCCAAACGATTAATAATCGCTGGAAGACCATTGTATAAACGAGGTAGTGGAAGATCTGGCTCTAATCCTCTTAAAGATTCGAGTTTATCATCACCTAAATATTTTTGAAGAGCAACATGGTTTGCTTTTAACCACTTTACAGTAGTTAAAGAACCATGATGACGATCCATAGTATTTATATGAACGATAAGGTTATGTAGAATTTTAGCTCTTGAAGGGACTGATGAAAGTTTTCCATTAGTTAGCACTATAAGTGCCTTCAAATGTAGACTAACACCCTTTCACAAACGTGAAACGGTGAACATCTTCTCTTTGACGACTCCAAACGTTCCTAAACTTTTTAACATTGCCAAAAAAGGTTTATTAGTATTATTTTTAATATTAGTATTCTTCATGGTTTAAATTAAATAGATTAGTCTTATTTTCTCAGTGAAACTCACTGAATACGATAAGAGAGCGAATGAAACAAAGCAAAGACTGCGCTGTTCCTCCGAAGAGGGACGCCAGTTCAAGGACCGGTCAAGGCGGGATCACTAAGAATACCGAAGTATTAGAGAGTGACCTAGTTCTAACGAACCACTAAACCAAATATCATTACTTGAGTTAAAACGAGAGAAATCTCAGGTTAAATCTTATAGAAATA